TGTAGATTTAAATCTACTTAGATCTCAAATAAATATTATTTTGAATTCTACATATACTATTAGTGAAGTGGAGTTGGTAGTTGATATGTTATTGGAATTGATAGTATCAACACCCACGATACTATTAAATATGATAATAATAACAACTCACAATTTGCCTTCTGGAATGGCTTTAACTGCTTTTTATAATTCATTAGTACATAAGATGATCTCATTGTATGTATATGCAATTAGATGCAATCAGTTGAGAATTAAGAGAGATATCTCTGAATTTTTGCTGAATGTTGATGATTATGTATATGGTGACGATAAACTTATGGTAGTTACTGATGCTTATAAAATGATTATGGACCCCTTGAACTATGCAAATATAGTTCAAACGCTTGCTTTAGACTTTACAACGGCTGACAAGAGACCATGGGATGATATTACTAGTTATTTAGATATTTCAAAAGTTTCTTTTTTAAAAAGAGGCTTTCTTGGACATCCATTGTTAGGACGATGGGTTGCTCCATTAGACGAAAAATCGATGACTAGTACATTAAACTATGTGACGGACGAACTTAGAGATGAAGAATTGGTTATTGTTAAATTATTAAATTTTCAGAGAGAAGCATTTTTACACTATGATAAATATGAAAAATATATGTCTGGTGTAAAAGAGTTTTTGGGTGAAAATTTGAGTTATTTACCAATTAAATTCTTGTCGAAGAGTGCATTAATTGAATTATATAACGATGATCTGTATGGGTCATTAGTACAATTTAATTAAGTGTGTGAAGGAGATGACACTATAAGATATTATCTGTCTAGGATAATTTCTTATTTTGTTGGAGGTATGATTGAGTGTTTTAGCGGACTAACAATCCATTTATTGTAAATCATTTATATTTTTACGAGTTATATAGTAGGCTATACGCATAGGGATATGCTATTAGTAATCTATAATTGTCGAAATATTGATTTACAGTTGAAATGAAGGATGATGCTAAACCTCGTTTTAAATGAATCTCACAAGTTTTTTGGATTTCTTGAATAGTATTGTCTCTTAAATTCGAGCGCTCAAAAATCCAACCTTACGAATCAATATGGCAGAACAATTTAACATGGAACAACAACTATCACAAGGTATCAGATTGACAACAAGACCTGATACTTCTACAACAATACGTGCGATGACAACGAAACATAAGATACGTGATAATATTATTCAAGAAGAACCGTGGAATCTCACGAAGATGCTTGAAAGATATTCATTTATCGAATCTCTTCCTTGGTTATCGACGCAACCATCACACCATGTATTATCAAAGTTAAGAGTTCCTCAAGACTTGATAGTAAATGGATTAACGTCTGCACCATTTGATAACTTTATATATTGGAATGGTACGGTAAAACTCAAATTTCAAGTAATTGGTTCTCCGTTAACACAAGGGTGCTGTGTAGCATTTTTTGTACCTCTAACGGATTCTAATTTTATTGAATCTAATATTTTACCAAACTTTTCTTCTGTATCAGTTAACCAATGTGTGTATATGTTTGCCAATGCAAATACTTCAGCTGAAATGGATATTGCTTTTAATAGTGTTCAAGCTTACTTGGATATTACAGATACCGCTCCGGCATCTATTAACAATACTCTTGGCTATGTATATGTAGTGGTTTTTAACCAGCTAGCATTATCAACTGGGACTCCTGATAATGTAGCTATTAGTATCTTTTCCCAATTTACAGATAATGAATTTAAGGTACCGCGACGAACAGCGGTGTCTAAAGTTTTATCTACTAGACCTCAATCAAGTAGTCGTATTCTCAACGGATTTATGCAGGCATTACAGCCTGATAATATAGTTGGGGACGTTATTGATTTAGCTTCTGGTATATTTGGAATGGATAACCCTGTAGATCCAGGGATCGAGAAGACTACAAAATTTATTACAACACAACGTATGAATTTTGGAGAAGGTATTGAATATATTGATAAATTAACTGTTCAACCTGCGAAAACATCTGAAGTAACTTCTGATACTTTTGCAACTAAACAGGATGAAATGGATTTCGATGTGATAAAGAAAAAATATTCGTATTTAGGATCCTTTGACATGACCACTGGTCGTGTTTCAGGAGATATTTTAGCTAGTTTTCCTATGAATCCTTGCCCTAATTTTGTTAATTATAAGCCAATACAAGTTCCTTTATTACAATACTTAAGTATACCGTATTGTTTTTGGAAAGGTTCTTTGACTTACAAGATACAAGTTGTGTCAACTTCTATGCAAACAGCAAAAATTTTTGTCTCGTTGAATTATGGTGAATTTGCTCCAAGTTCTTCTGGTATTTTAGTGTCAACATCATCACAGTATGGAGAGGCGTTTGAGATTAACCAAGGTTCTAACACTTATGAATTTACAGCACCATTTGTTTCTATAACACCAGAAATATATGTGCCAACTACTAATGTTGCTTCGAGTGCTAATTCACTCGGAATGATTAACATAAGTGTTTTGAATAATTTGGTTTCTCCAAACAATTCTCCTACCACTATAACATTTAACATATTTATAGCTGGTGGAGATGATTTTACACTGAGTACCTTAAGCGCTGGTAATAATTTGCTACCATTTCGTTTTAATCCTTCAATTCCGTTACGTCAAATTCGGAAGAAGATTGTTCAAGAAATTGAATATGATTCTGATATTGAAGTAATACCAATGCCACCTTCGAGAAGAATCAGTCGTGTACGAGTGCAGTCTGCTGCGCAACCTTTGATTACACCTATGTCGAATATAAATATGAGCGATGATTCACTTGTTGCCCCTCCATCAAACGAGGTGTATCGAGTGGATGTTGCTCAGAAACATATCACTGATTTGCGTAAATTAATGAAGAAATATCATTTATATACGCATTATACGCGCGATATTATAGAATCACCTTCTTCAAATGGTTATTCTATTTCGTTTCCTTTGACACAGTTGTTCGGTTTTTCAGCTACTACCCCTGCTCCTTTTATACCGACTGGCTTTCCTCCGATCCCTGCCCTATGGGCTCATTATCAATCATTGTTTCGACAGTTTAAAGGTTCTTTGAATTTTAAACTAATGTTTGATAATACAGAAGACTGTATGTCCCAATTTTCAGTCTTCTACCAACCCCCTGTCGAGAATCGACAACCTTTGCCAAATTTAGGCAATCAAACTTATACACCAACCCCCAGATTAACATATGATGTGAACAGTATTACTGCAACAACATGGCAAACTAATGCTACAGGCACTCGTTTACCTGTTACTTATATTAATGGAGTTAATCGAACTCTTGAGTTTTCTGTACCTTATTCATCACGATATTTATCAGTGATTAATAATCAAATTACAGAAAATACAGGAACTTTTGATTACTCAGATTTGGGTACTTTGGTATTTTATTTTGATTCTATAAATCCACGCATAGGTGAAAAAGAAAAGAATATAGCTTATAATGTATTTTTTTCTTTTGGTGATGATGCCAGATTTGGAACTTTGTTTAATGTTCCTTATCTTTTGTATAATCCATTTGTGGATCCTTCAAACGGCGACATAATTGGTCCGGCTTGGCCTGATCTTTATGATCCATCATCACCTGTTAATAATACATTAACATTGTTATAAGAAAATTAGTCATTGTACGCATGACCAATTTTTACACTGGATGCGTATCAAGACAAGTTTTCATTTTCTTTTCT